CGTTATTGTACCGTTTGTATTAAATGTTATATCAGGACTACCGGCAGTAACTATCTCTTCATCCTTATCGATAGCATCTACTGTAACTGTTCCGTTGTAACCGGATGGACTGGCATTAGTAATAGTGACGTCTTGGCCGGCAATATATTTATGGGGGATATAGGCTTTAATTAACTTATTCGCAAATGTACTATGAGCTGCTTTAACAAATGCAATGTGGGTATTCGTGCCGTCATAAGTTACATTTTCTATTTCATGCCATCTGGAATCTGTCGGATCTTTAACAAATGATCTTGCCGGAAAGAAGGCAGTGACATCACCTACTATTTTAGCTTTTATCTCAGTAGAGTCGGTATCATCAACAGTAGTTGATCCAGCGGTCGGGCCAATGAGATTGAGTTCAGCGGTAACAACTGTGCTGGTCCAGCTTGCCGATGAGACGACCCCTATATTCTGGATCTGTTTGCCATCGGTATAGAATCGCATGTATTCGTCACCCATCTCAATGACATAGGATTGGGCAATGCTGTACTCAAAGTTAATTAGGCGAGTAGCCTTGGTTGAATCTTTTACTTTAGCAACGAACTTAGTCCCCGACCGCCTTCGAGCACCACCTTGCGGCTCTGGAATAAAGTTCTCCAGATGCTGGCAACTGGATTGATATCTCGGTATATCGGTACGACCGATCATGCGAGGAGTAAACTCGCCTGCATTAAACTGATTGATAACGTGTACGTGTTTCATATTGCTGTTGAAGAAATTGAACGATATACAGGAGTGCTACCCGAACGACTATTAAGCCATGTGCCTCCTGCTATCTGCTCAATCGGTGCCTGCTGAGAATCGGCGAACTGGGCGTCGGTCATAGCCAGAACGAATAACCGCCACATCCGGTCCTGCTTGGCATCAGAGCCTGTCAGAGGGATAGCTATCTCAGCTGATAGACGCTTGCTGATCGCGTCTTGAAGGCCCGGACTCATCAGATTTATATCGGTGATTCGCCTGATATAGATGATGTTCATATCAGAGCGGTCGGTCAGGATCTGGTTTCCCTCGATTCGATAATCCGTGTCCATGTCCTCTGAATGAGCGAAACGGATGAAATCCGCAGGCAAATCATAGGCATTGGCAAAGCCCCAGGAGGGGGCTGTGGCATTCACTGCCAGGGCTACCCTCGCCACCGCTTCATTCCAGCGGTGCATGGACAGGACTTCATCTCGTACAGATGGGTAAATCGCACTGGCAGCCCTAGCACGGGCATTGTCATCGGTCAGGGCGGTAATCGCAGGTTGACCGAGCCTGATTAGGGCTGTATTGACTAGATCTGTTTCGCTTGCCATGTCTTTTACCCCAAAGGTTTTGTGATTTTAGGCGATGTTTCCATTCCTTTCCTCGGTATTCTATCAAACAGTTCGATCGCCAGTTCTTCGGTTCTAACAAGGAAGTAGTGAAGGTCTTTGACATTCTCCTCTTTCCCTGCTATTCCGGCCCCGACCAGGCATCCGTGAATAGCCATCATAAGCTCCTTGGAACTAGCCCTTTTCGGCTTATTCCGGCCCCGACCTGATTCATGATGGGAAACGGACATGTCTTCAAGTCGAACACCCAGCTTAATTCCAAATCGCTTGGTCAAGTCACGCAATATTTTCTGCTGCCAAGTCATATATCAGATCAGCGAGCATAGCGCAAAGGCATAGCCACGCACGATATTGTGCGTGGCTATACCCTGGGAAATAAGTTAATCAATGGTGTACATGATGACGAAACCGACGCTTCCTGAACTAGCACAGGGAGTTTCTACGGTCAGGCAAATGTCGTACATGACGCCAGGATCCGCAGTCAGCGGGGTTGCCAGAACTTCATACAACCTTTTGCCAACAGACGCAAGGGAGGTCGCATCGCCAGCCTCGAAACGGAGGTCCGTTCCGTTTGTGACCTGACCACTGATGTCAAAGGTTGTTGCGAAAATCTGGTCGTCTGTGGTGGTAGTCCCACCAGCCGGGAGCACGCCACAGTCAACTGTTCCAGAGCCACCCAGATCGTCTGAGTAGATCTTGATGCTGTGAACAACGGCGTTGGAGGGAAGGCGGGCAAGCCGCATGATGTCCCCGTCAGCGTCGATATCCGTAGACACAACCTCGAATGAATCTGCCGCAATCCGCATGCGACCGCCAGACTTGGAGACGTCATTTTTGACTGGTGGAGTAGCATCGATATTCGTGATTAAATTTGAGGATGTTTCAGCCATTACAATTTACCTTTCAGAAGCCGAAGCCGTTAGGTGGGGGTTTCACCTTCCGTATTGCTTCAAAGATTTCTATAACCCCATGAGGATTTACAAGTCCTCATCGCAGAGAATTTCAACTACCTTTTCTTCTTCAAGTCGAGTAGCACCAATAGTCATGGATACGTAGACATAAGTGCTAAATCGCTTGTCAGCTCGTGCCTCGATACGTGTAACTATGTCCCGGCCAACAGCCAGGGCAATACCTGAACGCTGATAAGCCAAGGCAGTACGGACATTATCACTATTGATAGCAAGTCGCTCTGTCCGGCGGAATGAGAATCCCAAGAATTGCTGTAGCTCACCGGCAACCAAAGCACGAACTACATTGAAATCAGCAGAAGTTACTTCAGTATTCCGAAGTAGTGACTGAAGACACGAGGCTGATAGAGCCAGATGACGATCCTCGTCTGGAACCTCATTGGCATCCAAGATTCTCTTGGCCTCTCGCAGTTTAGCAACTGTCATGTTTGAGTCCCCGGACCCAGTTTCAACATAATCAACTGCGATCTTCTGACCTGCTGGAAGAACGGTGGCGGTCCCGCCAGCTACACCAGTATCAGCACTGCCAGAAGCAGCGGTTATGATCGTATCGTCGATAACCCGACCCATGGCGAACGCGGCGTTCTGGGCATAGGCGGATTGAGGATCGATCAGGGTGCGGACCTTATCGACATCATCGATTAGATCGCCCCAGTCATAGTCTGTCAGGGAGACACGACGCCTCTGATGGTCTGAATTGACCAACGGCGAGTCCGCGTGTCTAGAAGTTACTTGTACGGCTGCTGTAGAACCAAGCTGCTCATAGAAGGCATTTTTGCCTACTACGCCAGAATCGACAACAACAGATTCTCTAAGCCTTGATCCCTTTTGCTGGACCAAGAGTGCGACGTTATTCTTATATTGCTCAACTTCAGCTAAGGTAATACTTGTGGACATTGGTCAACCTTTCCGGGTGTGCGTATATCTAGCGACACAGTTCGGAAAGGTTGCCCACTTTGAAAGCTGGACCTTAGTCCTTCGCTTAACGCCCGATAGGCGGCAGACCCCGAAGGGTTGTCTGCATCATCCTGTTATAGCTGACGTGACAGCTTGAGTCAAGCCTTTGGTCGGATCTGTCTCTGGATTAGCCTCTTGATATAGATCAGCCATCTCTCGTACAGCATCATTATGAGATGGATGACGATCATCCATATATGCTTTCTGGAACTCAGGGTCCAAATTTTTGGCCCTTATGGCCGCTTGTGCATCAGCCGGGCTCAATCTGTATCCGCCCTTGGCTCCGCCTTCGCCAATAATCTCATCTGAAGCCAGTGCTTGGCCAACCTTAGATGCCCATCGGACCAAGGCAGGGTGATTGCCAAGTCCGGTTGTATTGAGGATATCCTTCAATTCATCGTCGCCAAAGGCATGTATGGCCTGCCTGGCAAGATCGGCCTTCTGGTCAAAAGAGTTGCCAAGTTCTGTTTTCAGATCATTCATCCACTGCTCATGCTCTGTCTGACGGTCACTTGAAACCTTCTGATTCGCCTTGTCAGACTGATCGGAATACCACCGGAACAGGCCAGCAACCTGGTCTGAGTTAAGGCCAAGCCGATGTGCCTCAGTACGAAATTCGCTTAAGCTACCGCCTTCATTAAACAGGTCCTCGATATCCTTAGAGACCCCTTCAGAGGGCATTTGGTATTCATCTGGCGTATCTGGCCTGCCCAACATCTTGAAGAATTCGGCCTTTTCCTCATCTGAAGCGTTCTTGGTCGGCACGGCCACCCGTTTTTTACCGATCATGGCCTGTGCATTCACGAAGGACTTGGCCAATTCCGGGACACTGGTAATATCGACCAAGGATGCGGAGTCGCGAATCTCTTCGGGAATCTCGGATCGCCAGTCATCGGTCTCGGTCGTTAATGGTTCGGTAACGGCGGTAGTCTGATCTTCCATCTTCTATATCACTCCCAATAGAATCTAGTGACTTGTCCATCATATTCAGTATATGAAGGACCACGGTTCTTTGTCCTTCATTAAAGATTGAGGAATATGCATCTCCTGGAACAAATGTCCGCGATCCCATGTTATAAAGCAACATGAGGTGCCGCAGCACTCTTTGTCCAGCTTCAGATCCGAAGGTGATTCTGTAGTCTTCTCTGATTTGCTGTTCTGGTTCGGTGATTCCATTATCCTTTATCTGGAGGACCCTTCGCGTCTACGATATTCCCTGGATATCCTTAATCGCTGCCGCCCCCTGCCGTGCCGCTGTTGCGGTGGTTTGGGCTGTCTGAGCCTCCATTGCTGCTTGCTGCTGTTGAGCCCTTTGGTTACGAATTCCCTGGATTTCCTCTTCGGTTCTAATTGCTGACGGAGGAACATTAAGAACATTTCCGCCATGACGAACGATCTGATCCGGATCAAAGTTATCCAAGACCTGCGGATCGGCCTGAACGAACGGTGCGGTAAACGCGGTCCACCGTTCGACATTCTGCAATTCGGATGCCTTCTGGGATAGTGCTAGAGGACTCACATAATCGATTGCCATGACTTGATTGGACAATTCATCGGGCATTTCCGGGAACATATTCCTCTTGAACATGAGCCGAAAGAGCCTGGTAATAAGAGGACTGAGCAGTTCATTGACCAATCTCGCCAGAATGGGGCTCATAATCTGCATTTTCTGCTGTAATCGGGCATGAACTTCGACGGTAGTCATCCGATCCTGAAGCGGTAGAGCACCGATAACATCCAGGAAAAACCCCCGTTTTACTGCTTCTTGATAGGCTGCGATCATTGGAACACCGATATCCACCCGCCCTGGCGGTAGAGTTTCGATTCCAATCGGGCTATCCGAGCGGCGATAGATCAGGCTAGCCGGTGCGGTTCGGATAGGACCCTCGACGGAATTGGCAGGAATAATCAAAGGCGGGTCAACTGCCTTTTCTGCCGCCACGATCAGGGTTCGGCCCATGGCATTAAGCATCATAATGGTCGGGAGCATTTTCATGCTCGGGCTTCGACCATAGACCTCACCGGCCTTTACTGCCCATCTTGGAATAAGGTAGGGGAACTCATCGAAGCCGCCTTCGGTGATAATCAGCTTTTCCTCTACATCGATATTCAAGCTGGCGAAAGCCTTATTCTTGCCGTCCTGTTTCATAGGAGCACGATGTTCTCGTGGCATAACAACGTGCAGATAGGTTCGCTTATCATCCAGCTTTTTATTTAGTCGAATAGCTTCAGCAACTTTAGGTGGCGCTAATTCACCCCATACGTCACTTGCCTGCTGATTAGTAAGCTCAAACTCCCGGTAGACGGTATTGATTTCGTTATCGGCATTGGATTTGGCATAGATTTCAGTCAGTGGTCTACACCGAAATTTAAGCGGCGCGAATTGATCGGTAACAAAGACCATGGCCGACGTGCCGAAACTCACCAGGTCCAGATAGCACTCATGCATATTAGTGGCAAATCCGAATTTCGGATTCCCCATAATCGAGAACATGATATCTTCGACCTTATAGAACCACGTAGCGACTTCCGGAATATTATTGATGTCCGAGTTGTTCGTTCGCAGGGCGAACCACTTCACTGCCGGATTAGTCAACATTCCATGCAATGCACCGGCCAAAGTTTCCGCAGAGTCCGGCCCGGTATCGTCATAGATATGCTGCCTGAGTTTAGATCCCGAACTAGAAAAGCTAACGAATTCCCTATCCGGAATAACATAATCAGCGACATCCTGCCAATGCGATTCAAAGACTCTTCGGTTACCCTTGGCCTTTTCAAAATCATCAAAAATTGATTTAATTTTTTCAGCCATAAGTACCACCGCCTATTTTTGGTCCACCTAATAATGTTTTCCCAGGATCTGTACCTATTCCCTTTGAACTAGCTAGGTTGATTTTCCCTTGACCCAATACTCCACCAAGAAGAGTTTTATCAGGATCTAATGCTGCTGCCTGCTGTCTTCGTTTCTCTTTTTCCGCCTTTGCCTTAGCGACACGAGGGTCATCAGGCTTAGGTGGTTTTTGTGTCGCTGCATAAACGCCTGCCCCAGCTGATGCTATTGTCGCAACTAAAGCCATGGTTTCCATTATTTTTCTCCTAAGCCCATAGGTCCTACATCGCTAAGGATAGCGGGTTATAGTTCGTATCAGCTTTCATTTGTCTTGGCGCTAACATCTCTGTTGTACTGGTAGCATGACGGATCATCATGGTTCCATAGTGTG